GTCTACCTGAACCAGCCCGATCTCGAATTCATTTGGGTCGGCGACGACGCGGTCGATCCGCTGCAGCAGGCGCAGACGCTGAACATCCTCGTCGCCGCCGGCATCAAGACGCGCGAGGAGGCGCGGGCGGACCTGGGGCTGCCGCCGGAGGGCGGGAAGGCTACGGCGAGCGGCGTAGCGAAATGGAGCTTCGATCCCGACCAGCCGCGTGACGAGCGAGGACGGTGGACCGCCGATGGCGGGGACAGCGCGACGGAATCGAAACGACCCGAGGGCGTGCAGGTCGCATTCAATGACACGGCGGCGATGATGACAGACGCCGGCGGGCCGGGGATCAACTCCGATACCCTCGCCGAAGTTATCCCCATCTGCATCGCACATGGAATTTCCGTTGCCACGGATCAATACGGTAATAAGCTGACAACTTGTCATTACGAGTGTTTTGGCGGGTTCACATTTTCGCGCACGACCAGGGGAGCCGGCGGCTGCCCACCGCTTCTAGCCCCATGACAGTGGGCGTCACAGGCATCGCGAGGCCGACTCTCGGAGGCGGATAAAACATGTCGAATGGAGATAACACTCTCGGATTTAGCCATGACGATTTCGCGCCGCGTGGCGAGATCGCCCTTTCCCCCGACGCTCTCGATCAAGCGAGAAAATTCCGCGCCAACATGGAAAAGTATGACCCGACGTCAAAATGGATCGTCGGATTTTCCTGGGCCGACGACAGGAAACTTCGCCCAGACTCGCATTCCGACTGGGTCGACATCGGACCAGGCGTCGATCTCTGCGGCTACAAACCGTCGGATCTGCCGAACGATGTCGTCGAAATTCGCGATGGGCTCGAGGTCGTTTTCCTTATCCCGCGAGACATAATTCACGCCGCCAATGAGAAAAAGATAATTTCCGTGAAGAGCATTCGGGGAAATCCCGCCGTTAAGCTGGTCTGAATTTTCGATCGTTGGGATTGATCGCCTGCCCAAGCTACGCCGTGCGCGCGCATCATCTTCTACGCCCTCTCGGCGCCCGTCTCCGCGTTCGCCAGCCAGGTCAAGGTTCGCCACCAGCGAGACGCTCCGCACGCAGGCGACGCAAGAGGGCCTTGTGCCGCTCAAGGCGTGGGTCAAGAGCGCGCTCGATCACGTCATCCAGGTCTACCTGAACCAGCCCGATCTCGAATTCATCTCACGTCGGCGACGACGCGATCGATCCGCTGCAGCAGGCGCAGGCGCTGAACATTCTGGTGAGCGCCAAGGACCAAGACGGGCGCGGGCGGATCTGGGTCTGGCGCCGGAGGGAACGTTACGGCGGGATCGGAGCGGCGCTCGCCCCGGCGCTGACCGATCTCGCCTTCGGCCGCCAGACGCTCGGCGGCGCGGAGCATGACTGCAAGATCGTCGACGAGCCGGCGCGCGCCCTAGCCCGGCGAATGATCCATGTGGCTCGCCAATAACCGCAGCAGGAAATGAATTCAGGCGAGGGGAAGGTGAAGGGCGCGACGGTTTGGGCGCTTCGTATCCGGTGGGCTTGCGCGCAAACCTTCCTTGATTCTGCCAATAAGGGCGCATAGCTACGAAACACGAGGTCTCCCTTCCAGAGGACGAGAGGGTTGGACAGATCGCAAAGTTGGGTTAGGTTAAGGACGTCTCGTTCAGGTCGCGTTTGGCGTGACACCCTCAGTTGAATGACTGCGACAAGTTGGAGAATTCTCCAACCTCTGGTGGTTGCAGGCGGCAAGCCGCCTGCGGTTTTCCGTTGCAGTTTAACGTTCAATCAAGGGAGATGAGAGACAATTAGGGGGACGGTTATGGCAGCCACAGCAGAGAAGCGCACGATGTCTGCATCAACAGTTTCGCGTTCGTTTGGCCGATGGTCCCCACCTCCGGACAGCCTTCTGTCCGAGGCGGCTGCCGGACGCGCGGTTGAAGACCTGACAGGTGGCCTTATTGGCGTAGGGATGCCCCTTGAAGAGGCTCAGGCAATAACCAAGGCAGTCAAGGAATTCCTATTGGCCTTCCCCGGATATCGGGAACGGGCGCTTAAGGAAGTGATAAATGCCGGAGTTCCAGCCGATGAAGCCGATAAGGTGATCGAGCAAATTGGTCAGGCAGTTCACACCGGTGAGTCGGTGAGCACGTAGTTCGGAGCGATGTGTTGGCTGGCGAGCCCCCAAAAGACGGCCCGGGCGGCGACCCAGCCGGCAAATCGACAACCAGCGGGGTTGCGCTCAACCCCGCGGCGTTAGATATTTTACGTCGAACAGTAGCACGCTACAGTACCGAGCGTAAGCAACTGAACCGAACATATGGTGACGGTGGTCGCTTTGGAGAGTGGATTGGTGGCCTCGAATATCAGCCGGGGCATATTGCGCTAGTTACGATCATTGGCCTACTGCTGATCTTACTCGTGGCGGTTCTCGGAATTGTGTTCGCGTCGGCAGATTTGCCTTCTGGCTCCGCTAAAATCGAAAACATAAAAAATGTCATATTGTCGATATTAGGGCTCACAGGAACAATTTTGGGGTACATCTTCGGAAAAAGCGGGGCGCTAGATAAACGTGTGGGTAGGGAAACTACGCCAGAATCAAAACCTGACCGTCCTCAGCAACCGAATTGACACAATCCGATAATTGCGCTGCCGAGTGTTGCGGCGAGCAGCCGCAAAAATCCGGGCTCAGCTCGCGCCCCATGGCGAACCCGATGATGTGCGCGGCCTGATCGTCGTTTGACAGTTCACTGGCGCTACGACAATGCAGACCTATTTCAGTACGGCAAATTCGCGCGAAACTTCGTCGTAACGCCCTTGTTTTCGGAGCAACCCTGTTTTCCAGGATGGCGGCGACCGCTGAACGCGTGATTGTACGAACTTGGCGCCGTAGACCGAAAACCAAGGTCTTGTAGTTCGGGCGGCGAACCACGTCGAAATTCCGAGGGCTATGCACCGTCGGACACTCCCACGTTATCTCAGTAGCGCCAGCACCCGACCTACACGCACTGCACGACGGCGCGAGTCGCGCCGCATTGTCGCCACGCTATATCGACCCCTTCCCTTCCCCACAGGAGACCTCCCCCATGTTCGTATTCGGCTCCGGCGTGCTGATCGGCACGCCGCAAGGCGGGACGCCGATCAATTTCGGCCTCGCGCAGGAAATCTCGCTCAACGTCGCGATGTCGACCAAGGCGCTCTACGGCCAATATAACTTTCCCGTCGCCATCGGCTCGGGCACGCGCAAGATGACCGGCAAGGCCAAGCTCGCGCGCATTTCCGGCCAGGCGCTCGGCTCGCTGTTTTTCGGCGTCAGCCCGAGCGCCGGCGGCGTGCAGACGCAGTTCGGCGAGGCGGCGAGCGTTCCCTCGTCCTCCCCCTACGCCTACACGACGAGCCTGCACACGACCTTCGTCGCCGACCAGGGCGTCGTCTACGCCGCGAGCGCGCTGCCCTTGAAGCAAGTCGCGTCGAGCCCGACGACCGGGCAATATTCCGTCTCCGCCGGCGTCTACACCTTCGCCGCCGGCGACGCGGGCGCGGCGGTGCTCATCTCCTACACCTACACGGTGGCGTCGAGCGGCGAGAGCATCGCGGTCGCCTCGGCGCTCATCGGCCCGTCGATCACGTTCTCGGCCAATCTCTTCGCCTCCGACCCGACGACCGGCAAGCAGTTCTCGGTGCTGCTGTACAATTGCGTCGCTGACAAACTCGCGTTCGGCACCAAGCTCGAAGACTTCATGGTGCCCGAGCTCGACTTCGCCTGTTTCGCCAACGCGGCCGGCCAAGTGTGCCAGCTCAACTTCGGAGACGCCGCGTGAGCGAGGAAACCTTCGTCATCGCGCTCGCCGGGCGCCGATGGGCGCTGCCCCATCTGCCGTTCCGCGCGATCAAGGCGATTCAGCCGGCCCTATTCCAGGTCTACGCCGAGGCCGGCGGCGCGGACCTCTCGACCGCGAGCGTCGCCCGCCTTGGCGAGGCGCAATTCGACCGCCTCGCCGAGGCGACGTGGCGCGCCATCGCCGTCGTCGATCCCACGCTCGGCTACGAAGAGTTTCTCGAACTGCCGTTCTCGGTCGGCGAATTGATCCAGGCGTTTCCGGCGCTGGCCAAAGCCGCAGGCCTGCGCGCCGCCGAGCCCTCGGATGCGACGCGGGAGGCGTCGCCCCATGCGGGAAAATCGACTTCGACCGTCTGATCGCCCACGTCGTCGCCAACACCGGCTGGACCTGGGATCAGACGCTCGATTGTCTGACCGTGCCGCGCTACCTCGCCCTCGCGGCGGAGTGGCGCGCCAACCCGCCCGCGCACTGGCTCCTCGCCGCCGCGCTGAAATATCGCCCCGCCGATCGCGACGCCAAGTCGCCGGCGCGTCAGCCGACGGTCGCGGAAATGAAAGCCGCGTTCCCGAGCGGCAAGCTTTGACCCCGCGCCGCCAGGAGGCTAGCCGATGACCGACGCGAATGTCGCCGTCAACTTCACCGCGTCGGTAGGCGATCTCGTCTCCGGCGTCGCCGACGCCAAGGACGCGCTGACTGGCCTTTCCGAGCCGTTCGCGCAACTGAACGGCCAATACGCCGCGCTCGGCGCCTCGATCGGCGAGGCGTTCGCTCCGACGCGCCTGCAAGGCTTCGACAGCGCGCTCATGACGTCGGCTTCGCTCGAAAAGACGCTCGCCGCCGCCCATGCACAAACCGCCGAGGCGATCCGCACAAGCGACGAGGCCACATCCGCCGACGCGATCCGAACGGCGAAACTGGCGATTTCCGAAGAGATCAAGGCGGTCGAAGACGGCCTCAAGCAAAAGCTCGCGCTCTATGCGGACGAGGCGCGCCAGCATCAGATCACCCAGATGCAGAAGGTCGCGCTGTCGCGCCAGGCCCTCGACGAGGAATATGGCGCGCAGATTTCGGCGTTGCAGCGCGAGGCCGCGCTCGACGATCAGTCGGGCGCGCAAAAGCAACGCATCGACGATCAAATGCTCGACGCCGAGCGGCGCCACCAGGACCAGATGACGGCGCTGGTTCGCAACGCGGTCAACGAACAGGAGCGCGAATACCAAGCGTTCGGCAATACGGTCACGCAAGCCTTCAATTCGCAATTGCACGGCCTGCTCTCGGGCACTGAGAACTGGCACACCGCGTTCAAGAATGTTCTCGAAGACCTACTGATCAAATTCATCGAATGGGGCGAGGAAACCGTCGTTCGGCAGATAGCGACCGAGGCGGCGAAGACGGCGGCGACGACCGCCGGCGTGACCGCGCGCACCGGCGCCGAGCAGGGGGGCGCGGCGGCTTCGCTGGCTACGCAATCGGCGACGATCGTTCGCTCGATCCTTTCCTCCGCGGCAGAAGCCTTCGCGGGCGTGTTCGGCTTTCTCGCGCCGATCATGGGGCCGTTCGCCGCCGGCCCGGCGACGGCCGCGCAGGCGACGGTCGCCGGCATGGCCGGCGCGGTCGCCTCGGCCGACATCGGCATGTGGCAAGTCCCGCAGGACATGCTGACGCTGGTGCATCACAACGAACTCGTCATGCCCGCCGCGCAGGCCGGCGCGCTTCGCGAAATGCTGTCGGGCGAGGCGCCGGCGAGCGGCGGCGCGCAGGGCGGCGCTGTCCATATCCACCCCACGACGAATTTTCATGTCTCGGCGGTCGATTCCGGCTCCGTCGCGCAATGGATGAAGGCCAACAGCTCGACGATGCTGAAGGCGATCGACGAGGCGGTGCGCCACGGCGCACATCTCGGCCTGCGTCGCCTCGCCGGCGCTTGAGGCAAGGCCATGGGCGCCGTGCTGGGAGTTCATCTTCTGCCGTCGACGGGCGAGTTCACCTATGACACGGTCGCACACCAAGGCGCGACCTCGGGCGGCGCGCTGGCTGGGCTCAACACGTTCTATGCGCCCGGCGGCTCGAAGACCGATTATTCCTATGCGATCGACCAGTTGCAGGCCGCGCACCCGGAATGCACGACGGTCTCGGTCGTCTGCGCATGGTTCGGCAATTCGCTCGACTCCGCGAACTGCCAAATTTTTCCCTCGACGAATTTCATCGGCGGGTCGTTCCAGCAATGGAACGGCAGCGCCTATGTCGCCGACAGCTGGCGCGTGTCGAGCCTGACGCAATCATCGAGCGGGCTTATCGCGATCCCGGCGCTGCCCGGCGGCGGCGCGGTCTACGGCGGCACGCCGTCCGATCCGAGCATCGTGCGCTGCATCCGAGATTTGAAGGCGCGCGGCTTCAAAGTCATTTTCTATCCGTTCCTCTTGATGACCGCCTCGGGCTATCCCTGGCGCGGGCTCGTCACCTATTCGCCGGACGTGAGTTCGGCGGCGACGAGCGCGGTCGCGGCGTTTCTCGGCGCCGCGACGACGTCGCAGTTCACGCCTGATGCGGTCAATCTGACGGTGGCCTATTCGGGATCGGCGACCGATTACACCTATCGCCGCATGATCCTGCATTACGCATGGCTGTGCACGATCGCCGGCGGGGTCGATTTGTTTCTGCTCGGCTCGGAACTGCGCGGGCTGGAGACGATCCGCGGCCCCGCCTGGACACCAGCGGGAACGACGGACGGCTCGGGCTGCGCGGTGTGGGACTATCCGTTCGTCGCCGGGCTGCAGGCGCTCGCCGCCGACGTGCGCGCGATCTTCGACGGGCAAGGCCTGACCAAGAACCTTTCGACCCTTTCGAATCTCATCGCCTATTCCGCCGATTGGTCGGATTGGATGGGCTTTCAGCATCCGGGCGCGAACGGCCAGTGGCCGCATCTCGACGCGCTGTGGGCCTCGTCGGATATCGATCTCGTCGGCTTCGACAATTACCTGCCTTTGTCGGATTGGACGACGGGAATCGGCGGGCTCGACGCGATCAACTGGCTGAACCCGGCGCCGTCCGGCGCCTGGCCCCCGGCGCCGACCGCCATGAGCGGCCTCGGCCTCTCCGGCGCGCCGACGATCTACTCGCTGCCCTATCTCAAGGCCAATATCGAGGGAGGCGAGAAGTTCAATTGGTACTACAACGACGGCGACAACGACGCGCGCGGGCTCGATCCCAACGGCTCCGATCTTCTCGTCTCGCTGCCCGAGGGCGATCGCCTGACGCAGGCGCGCAATCCCTATTTCGCCAATCAGCAATTGCTCGCCAACAAACAGCTGCGCTGGTGGTGGAACAACACGCACCGGGCGATCTACGACGACGGCGACGGCAATGGCTGGGCGCCGCACGGGCCGCCGACGGAATGGATCGCGCAATCGAAGTCGCTTTGCTTCATCGAATATGGCTTCCCCGCTTGCGACAAGGCGACCAATCAGCCGAACGTCTTCTTCGACCCGAAATCGAGCGGCAGCGCGACCCCTTATTGGTCGATCTGGCAGTCGATTCCCGGCGGCGGATATCTGCCGCAGCGCGACGACACGCTCGCGAGCCTCGCGCTGCAAGCGGTCTACGAATATTGGAACACGGACGGCCACAACGCGGTCTCCGGCGCCAGCCTGCCGATGGTGCAGTTCGCCTTCTCCTGCGTCTGGAATTGGGACGCGCGGCCGTTCCCGATCTTCCCCCTGCTCGCCAGCCAATGGGGCGACGCAGGCGACTGGCAGACGGGCGATTGGATCGGCGGCCGAGGGCCGGCGCTTCCGCCTGTGGCGCCATCGCCGGCGCCGACGCCGGGGCCTTTCGCAAGCTTCCCGACGCTCGCGACGGCAGGCTGGTCGGCGCATGTCAGGCCAAGGTTCGGCACGGACATTGCCGATCACGTCTCGGGCCGGTCGAGCCGGCGGCCCCGCTACGCGTCCGCCTATTACGACGTCGAACTGACCTATGACCTGCTGCGCTCGGACGAAGCGCATCTCGAGATGCAGGCGATCGCCGGATTTTTCGAGCAAATGTCCGGAGCGGCGACGCCGTTCTGGATCGCGCCGCCAGGGCTGTCTGACGTCACCGGACAAATCCTCGGCGTCGGCGACGGGACGACGATGTCTTTTGCGCTCGTGCGCTCGTTCGGGACTTACACGGAGCCGGTCGCGGGAACGTCGGGCGTCGCGGCCGCCTATCTCAACGGCGTCACGCAGCCGGGCTCGAGTTGGTCGATTTCCAGCGGCTACGCGCCAGCGATCGTCTTTGGCGCCGCCCCCGCCGCCGGCGTCGTCGTCTCGGCCGATTTCGGCGTCTTGTGGCTCTGCCGCTTCGCCGACGACGCACTCGATTTCGAGGAGTTCATGGCGATGCTGTTCACACTGACGACGGTGAAACTGACGACGGTGAGGCCGTGACGACGCCGCCATCCTTCCCGACGCTGCCCGGCCAGGGCTGGAGCGTCCACAAGACGCCGAGCTTCGCCACGATCGTCGCCGGCCACGTCTCTGGCCGCGAAGTGCGCGACGCGCTCTATCAAAACCCGATCTGGCGGTTCGAGTTGAGCTTCGACGGGCTCGCGTCGGATTCGGCTTCCTATCCCGGCCTCGGCGCGCAATCGCTGCAAAGCCTGATGGGGCTGTTCTTGCAATGCCAGGGGCAGTTCGGGACGTTCCTCTACACGGACCCGACCGACAATTCCGCGACGAGCCAGTCCTTCGCGACGGGCGACGGGTCGACCACGACGTTCACTTTCGCACGCGCGCTCGGCGGCTTCCTCGAGCCCGTGGGATGGGTGACGAGCGTTTCCCAGGTCACCGTCGCCGGCGTCGCGCAGAGCACGGGCTGGTCGCTGTCGACGCCGAACAGCCTCGTCTTCGCCACAGCGCCGGCGAGCGGCGCGCTGATCGGCGCATCGTTCGCCTACGCCTTCCAATGCCGCTTCAACGACGACGCGGCGGATTTCGAGCAGTTCATGCAGAACCTCTGGATCCTGCAAAGCCTCAAATTCCGATCGGTGCGCACGTCATGAAAACCGCGTCGAGCGCACTCATCGCCTTTCTCAACGCCGCGCGCGCCAACCCCGACGCGCCGATCGCCTTCGCCGATTGCTTCACGTTCACGCTCGCGACGGGAACGATCCTCACCTATACGAACATCGATCAGCCGGTCATCTACAACGGCTTCACTTTTCTCGCCGACGGCCCGCTGGTGCAGGGGCTCAAATACAAGGCTTCGGTCGGGCTCGAGGTCGACAAGCAGCAGATCACGATCGCCGCGCGGCCGACCGACCTCGTCAACGGATCGCCGTTTCTCAACGCGCTGCGCGATGGCGCCTTCGACGGCGCGATCGTGCAACGCGACCGCGTGTTCATGAGCGCGCTGGGCCAGACGCCGATCGGCGGCGTGACGCTGTTCCACGGCCGGGTGTCGACGATCGATCAGGTCGGACGCACCAGCGCGACGATCACGGTGGCGTCCGACCTCGTCGTGCTCGACTATGACATGCCGAGGAATCTTTATTCGCCGACCTGTCTGCATACGCTCTACGACTCCGGGTGCGGCGTGGTGCGCGGAACGTACGCCGCCAGCGGAACGGTCGGCGCCGGTTCGACGGCGAGCCTCATCGATTTTTCCGGCGCGCTGGCGAGCCACGCGCAGGGCTCGATCGTCTTCACCTCCGGCGTCAACGCCAATCTGCGCGCGACGGTGAAGAGCGTCGCCGCCGGCGCCTCGCTATCGCTAATGTATCCCCTGCCCTCGCCGCCGGCGACCGGCGACGCCTTCACCGTCTACGCCGGCTGCGACCATACGCAGGCGACCTGTTCGTCGCGCTTTTCCAATCTCGCCAACTTCCGCGGCTTCCCCTTCGTGCCGCCGCCGCAGATCGCCTACTGAGCGGTCGGCAGTTTCCCTCGCGGAGCGCGAAAGAGCGGTCGACGCGCGCAGATACAATGAGCGACGCCAACGCCCTGCCCTCGACCACGCCTATCGGCGCAAGCGCGGCGCCCTCGCGGTCGATCCATCCAAGAATGCGAGATGTGCGATGCTTTTCGAGCAATTACGCAAGCAATGGGACGCGCACGGTTCGCGCGCACCGCTGCATGCTGCGCTGACCTTCGTCGACGACTGGCTGGTCCTTGGCGCCGGGACGAGGCTCGCCTTGGCGAAGCGCGGCGTTTGCTCGCCGGCAATCGACGACGCCCGCGTCAGCGCGTTGCTTTGCGCCGCCTACCAACGGCCGCTCGAACCCCGCGCGCTCAGCTATATCGGGCGAGCAATCGTCAAGCACGGCGAAGGCGATACGACGCTCGCCTTGATGCACTTGGCGATGACCGCCCCGTGGCCTCTGACCCAACCGAAGCAAGCGGCCTACCGGCTATTCATGGCCGACGCCTTGATGAAGGCGGGCATGACCACGCGCGACGTCTGGCATGCGCTCGGTTTCGACTCGGCGCTGATCGAGCGGATCGAAAAATACTCGCCGGACCAGCCGCGCGTGCCCGCCGGCAACGGCCGCCCCAGCGGTCAATGGACGCGCGACCGAGCCGAAAATGCCACGGCTCCGGGCCGATCCGCCGGCTCGGGAGCGGGAAACGACAGGCCACCGGAACCGCAATCATCGGCCGGCGGGAAGGCAGGCTCAAGCGGTTCGCATAATTCTACCGAAATCTCCGTAACGCTTCACGAGCCATCTCAACCCGATCAGATTCTCAGCGACGCCAATCCTGATTCGATCCAGCCGGGAGAGCAATACGCCCAAATCGCGATCGGCAAGGTTCCCTCCAAGGGCGATCCTCGGATCGATGGGACGACCAGCGCGTTGGTGGACATTCTCGCGGCGGTCGACACCGCCATCCCGAGAGGCGTCGGACCGCTCTACGGGATTGCAGTGCATGTGGCATTTGCGAACGCTGTGCGCGCGGCGAACCTTCCCGGCGTCGGAACTGACAGCGTCGAGCAGAGCTTCAACCTGAACTACGTGGTCGATTATGGTGTAGACGGCAGCATCAGAACCGACGTCTCGCTCTGGGACGATGCCCACGAAAACGTTATCGCGATTTACGACTTGAAGACCGGTGGGGCAAAGCTTTCCAACGCGAGGGCGGAGCAACTGAGGAACGGGGTGACTCTAGAAGAAGGCGCCGACAAGCCGGTCGTCTTCGAGCTTCGGATTAAGCGCAATTAGGTTGAGACGCGGGGCGGCTTTCGCCCTCCGTCACGGTCGAATCCACCCCCTCGAGACAATCGGCGATCGGCGGAAGGCGAGCTTGTCTCCGCCTAGCGTCGATTATGCGACGAACCGCGGCGCGAAATTGCGCCGTATCATCAAGGAGTGCAAGCAGCGCCGCTGCTTCAGAATGCAGCTTTACCCGCCGCTCGTCGTCGGCGGGATAACTGAGCATTTCATGAAATCGCTTGCGCGACAGCTCAACTTCATGGTTGAGCCCCGCTGCGACGGCGGCGCTGAACATATGGATCAACTGCCGATTTGGCACTGCGTTGAGAAATCGGGAGATCGTGGCGATCGAAGCGAATTTTGCTCTCATGGCCAACACTGCTTCGGCCGCCTGAGCCGCCATCCTTTCGATCAAGGGGCGAAACTGCTCGGAATTCTCGAAGGATATGAAGCCGGCGCGCGCCACTCGATAGCCGACATTAAACGCCAATCCGGGCATCTCGTACCACAACCAGCTTGCGCCGACATTCAGATAGGAGCCCCTGGAGAAGCCGCTGGGCTGGAATTCGATCATGATCGCCCAATAACGCTGGTCGGAAAGCCAGACGCGCGATTGCCCGCGGCGCACGCATCCGATCGGCGCCAAGGCCGCTTTCGCCGCCGCGGCGATCAAACGGCCATGTTCGTTCTGCGTCGCCATAAGATTTCAGTCCCGTCCCGATCGGCGGGCGACCGTCGAATCAATAGCGCCTTCGGAGCGACGCCTCAACACGGCGGATTCGGTCGAGATTCAGCAACCTCGCCAACTTCCGGGGCTTCCCCTTCGTGCCGCCGCCGCAGATCGCCCACTGACCGGCGCTCGCTGAAAATCTTCGAACGCGCGAACGGCGGAGTTCGCCATGATCCCGCATGAGTTGGAGAAGGCCTGGGCGGCGCGCGCTTCGCTCGGGCCGCTCCTCAGCGCGCCGACCTTCGCAGGCGATCGCCTGATGCTCGGCGCGCAGACCGAGATCGCGGTCGCGGGCCGGCGAAGCGCAGACGGCGAAGCGCGCATGATCGCACTGCTGTCGGCGGCCTACAGCGCGCCGGTCTCCGATCGCGCGCTCGCCCATCTTCGCCGCGCCCTCGAAAGACAAGCCGAAGGCGACGCGCTGCTGTCTTCGACGCATCTCGCGTTGGCCGGCTACTGGCCGTTACGAGATCCGCTGGCGGCGGCGAAGCGCGTGTTCTTCAGCGACGGCCTGACGAGATGCGGCGCTGCGCCGGCGATGATCCTCGCCGCGCTCGATCTCGACCCGCGCCGGCTCGATGGTCTCGAGCGCTTCGACCCCGCCCAGCCGCGCGTGCCCGCGGGCAACGGCGTCGAGAGCGGCCGCTGGACCAGCGACGGCGGCGCAACCGGCGGGAACGAGGTCGCCGTCGGCGACGAGCCGCGATCGGACGAGGATTCGCTGTTTTCGGAAAACCTTCCGGCGCGTGTCGTCCAAGGTCTCATACGGCTTGCGGCGCGGAGCAGCGTTCCGTCGATCGTGTTCGACACGTTGTTCGTGCCGTCGGCCGGCAAAAGCGGCGTCACCGAGGGCGATGTTCCCGGCCGAACCGGTCTGCAATATTCCTGGGACAAGCCTGCCGGACAGGTCCTCTCTCGCGTCTTCATCGACGGCCACTGGGTCACGCTGACTGGGGGCCGCGACAACCTCAACCAGTTCTATCGCGACGCCGACGGCAACGTCATCGCGCGCGCCGCCGGCGACGCGCTGGTCGTCGATTTGGGGTCGCTCGATCGCGCGCGCGAACGGCTTGCCGAAGGCTCCGGCGGTCAGCCGCCAAGCGACCCCTCGTCGCGCGAACCCAAGCTCTGCCCAGACAAGTCGCGCGAGGATATAACCGGTCGTTCGGAAGCCGCACTCGCTTATCAGGAATACGTCAGCGGTCTCCCGCGGGAATTCATCATAGAGTTCAATGGCGTTGAATACGACGGGTGCGATCAACTCACGGGTCTATTGAAAGAAGGCAAGGGGAACTACGCACACCTATTAACGAAAGACGGCACTTGGCAGGATTGGGCGTCAGATTCCAGAGATGATATTCAGAACCAAATAATGCGGCAGTCCAAAGCCGCGGCCCTCAGCGGCCGGCGCGTGGCGTGGTATGTTCAACAGAACCCGGTCGCCAATATTTTCCGCGAATGGGTGAACGATCTAGGCATTACGAATATTGACGTATATTACGATCCGGGGCCTTAGCTATGAGCGACGAATCCTACCGTTTGGCCGCCTGGTGGGGCAGCCGGCAAATAACCATAGAGCAATTTGCCGACGATTTCGGGGCATTCCTCAACACCCTGCCCGAAATCGATTCGATTTTCCTCAGTTGGCTCAACTATCGACCTTCCGATAAGCCGCGATTTCCCGTGCCGATGGCCCACGAGGACACGATTTGCGCCGCGACGAAAGCGCAATCGCGTTACGACAAACCGAAAGACAAAATCTGGCCGGAAATGGGCTTTCACTTGAGCGGCCGCCACGCGGGCTCGCCTGAATACTTTCGACGCCCGGAATTTGAAATGTCGACCATAGTTTGGGCCGGCGCCTACGGCGGCAACAATCCTCACTGCAATCACGTCGAAATTCAAATTGGCACGAAACGGATCTCTACGGGGCAACCCTGGCGCGCTTCGGAACTGATTCCGCTCATGAAGCTCGTGCTGCGTATCTGGCAGCCCCGCGAAATGAGCGTGGACTGTTGGCGCTACGGCGACCTTAGGGCGTCCGTGCCGGACGCGGTGGGTGCGGCGCGCCATGCAGCGCTTTCCCCTCGCTTGCAGCTTCTCAACCCGCTTCAAGATCGGACGTTACTCCCCTGGGTCGGCTGGCTGACCTATCTGCCCGCGGACCTCGCCGCCAAAGTGACGATCCCTGGGGAAATCGCGGTCGAGCGCCTCGACGACGGCGGGATCATCGCCACGCTCTGCGACGAGCCGTTCACCATCGACAATCCCATCCACACGGCGCGCGCGCGAGCGATGGAGGCGGCGATCAGGCCGGTGCAGTCCTAGGCCTTGGGCGCGGCGCAAGCCGGAGTCGGCACACGGCAATTCAAGATTGAGCGTCGCCTGCCGAGCGAGCGCGGCAATTTTTTCGAATGCCGGGCGACCGCAAAATTGGTAGCGTCGTTTCTCAGCCCGACGCCCGAAGGCAAGAACATGGCGCAAACTCTGTACAGCCTCAACGGGTTTTGGAGTTCGCAGCGTTTGACTGCCGAGGAATGCGCGGAGAGATTTCGTTCGTTCGTCAACGAGCTTCCGAGTATCGACCCCATATACGAAACTTGGCTTCGTATGTCGCCGTCGAAGAAACCTTTTTGTTCCGTCCCGATCTCGCTCGACGAGGCGCGTCGGCTGGTCGAGAAGGGTCGATTGCGCGCCGTTGTGGCGGAGAGATTTTCGCAGGAAGGCGGCTTTCATCTCGGCGGCCGCAACGTTGGACCGCATCCGCGTGACGACGTCGGGCCATCTGACGCCATGACGGAAGTGCGCGCCGGAGTGTGCTGTCCTGATGTCAGTCAGTGCAACTTCATCGTCATGCACCTCAGCAGAGTCCGCCTAACCACGGGACGCCCATGGCGCGCTTCCGAGATTCGCCGGTTGATGAGACTGGTTCTTCGCGTCTGGTCTCCCCGCGAAATCAGCGTCGATGGCGGACAACACCTCTACATGGCTGCCAAGACGGAATTCATTAACTCGATCGGACAAACGCGAACACGGGTGCTGATCCCGCGCATCGGTTGGCTCACCTATCTGCCTGCCGACCTCGCCGCTAAGGTGAGGCTGCCGGCGACCGTCGACGTCGAGCGCCTCGATGACGGCGGAGTCGTCATTTCAATTTGCGAAGACCTCTTTCGGTCGACAACCCTGATCACATGGCGCGAATTCGGGCGGTCGAGCACGCCGTGCGTCCGATTCAATCCTGACTCATCTCGGTGACCGGCAACACGCTCCGCACCAGCTTACTGTGGGCCTACGGCTCGCCATTGCACGGCGGCGCCCTAGCGCCTCTATTTCCGGACATCACCATGACAATCTCTTACGATCGCGCCCGCGTCGTCGCCGCGGCGCGCGAATGGATCGGCACGCCCTATCACCACATGGCCGACGTCAAGGGCGTGGGCTGCGACTGCGCCATGCTGCTGGTGCGCGTCTTCTGCGATCTGAAACTCGTCGAGCCGTTCGACCCGCGCCCCTATGTCAGAGACTGGCATCTGCACCGCGGCGAGGAGCGCTATCTGACCTTCCTGCTGGCGCGCGCGCATGAAGTCGCCTCGCCGCTGCCCGGCGACGTGATCCTGTTCAAATACGGCCGCTGCTTCAGCCATGGCGGAATCGTCACCCGATCCGATCCACTGACGATCGTCCACGCGTTTCACCCCGCGCGGGTCGTCCTCGAGGAGGAGATCGCGCACAACGTCGAAGTCGCCGCGCGGCTGCCGGAATCCAAGTTCTTCAGCTACTGGGGCGCGGCGACGCCCGCCAACCAAGGGGTTGCCGGGACATGAGCTGGTTTCGCCAAAAGAACGGCCAAAAGCCCGATTACACCGGGCTGCAACTGCAAACCTCGGTCAACACGCTGCCGATCCCGATCATCTGGGGCCGAACCAAGGTCGCGGCGAACGTGATCTGGTACGCCAATTTCCAGACGCACGGCAGCAGCGGCGGCGGCGGCAAGGGCGGCATCTTCAGGTCGCCGACCAGCGGCTACACCTACAGCGCCGACCTGATCATGGCGCTGTGCGAGGGCCCGGTGTCCGGCATCGGCATCATCTGGCGCGACCAGTCGACCTATACGCTGGCCGAACTCGGCCTGACCTTCTTCGAAGGCGCGACGCCGCAAACGACCTGGGGCTATCTCCAGGCGAATTATTCGATCGAAGCGCTCGCTTATCAGGGCACGTCCTACGTCTGCGCGGCAAGCTACGCGCTCGGCGACAACGCCGACATCGGCAACCACAATTTCGAGATCATCGGCATTCTCGCCGGCACCGGCGTCAATGGCGTCGACGCCGATCCAGCTGAGGTCATCAACGACTTTCTGACCAATCCGCAATATGGCGCCGGCTTCTCTGGCGCCAGCATCGACGCGACGACGCTGTACGGCTCGGGCGGCGACGCGAGCTTGCAAACCTATTGCAAGGCGCTCGGCATCGCCTTCAGCCCGGCGTTGGTCAACCAGGAACAGGGATCGAGCATCCTGTCGCGCTGGTTGCAACTTCTGAACTGCGCCGCCGTCTGGAGCGGCGGAATGCTCAAGTTCATCCCTTATGGGGACGAAGTGATATCCGCCGGCAATGTGACGAAGACGGTCCAGTATCCGGTCCCGACCCCGGTGCAGGAGGGTTCCGGCGTCATTACGCCGCCCTCGATCGCGGTCTGCACCGCCGCGCAATTCTTCTCCGACGGCGGCGTGAAATATGCCTTCACCGGCGTCGCGCTGACCTATATCGGGGCCTCGCAGCCATCGTCGGCCGGGACATACGGAATTTCGCCGGCGGGAACCTATCTCTTCGCCGGCGGCGACGAGAACCAGGTCGCGCTGATCTCGTACACATTCGCCAACGCGACGAGCTACGTCCCCGACCTCACGCCGATCTACAATCTGACGGACCTCGATTTCGTCGACGAAAAAGGCAATAAGGATCCGGTCCAGGCCGCGCGCGTCGATCCCTTCTCGCTGCCGACGATTCAGCGGGTCGAATGCCTGTCGCGCACGAATCAGTACGGCGCCACGCCGGTCGAGGCGCGCGATCAATCGCAGATCGAAATCTACGGCCCGCTCGTCGGCTCGACGATCCAAGGCCACGAAATCTGCGACGAGATCAACGTCGGCCCCATCGTCGCGCAGACTATCCTGCAACGCCAGCTCTATGTGCGCGCGCATTTCGCCTTCAAGCTGTCGTGGGAATACGGCCTCCTCGATCCGATGGACGTCGTGACGATCAGCGACGCCAACCTCGGACTCTCCGATTATCCCGTGCGCATCACCGCGATCGAAGAGGACGACAAGGGCCTGCTCACGATCACGGCCGAGGAGTTGACCGTCGGCGTCTCGACGCCCGTTCTCTACCCCAATTCCGGGCCGTCGGGGTTCCTGCCGAACCAGGGCGCCGCCGCCGACCCGGTCAACGACGCCCCGCTGATCTACGAGCCGCCGGCCACGCTGACCGGCGGGTCGCCCCAGATTTGGGTCGGCGCGGCGGGCGGCTCGGGCGGCGTCGCCGATCAGAACTGGGGCGGCGCCAATGTCTGGATATCGCTCGACAACGTCACTTATTCGCAAATCGCCGTCATCGCGCAGCCGCTGCGCCAAGGGATCCTGACCGCCGCGCTCGCCTCGGCGAGCGGATGGGATGCGACGGACACGTTGAGCGTCAATCTGGCGGAGAGCGCGGGCGCCCTCTCGGGGACATCGCAGGCGTCGGCGCAGCAGGGCGCTACGCGCTCGCTCGTCGACGGCGAACTCCTCGCCTATGAGAGCGCGACCTTGACGGGGACGAGCGCCTACAATCTGACCGGCCTGCAGCGCGGCCTCTACGGGACCGCGCCAACGGCGCATTCGTCGGGCGCGCCCTTCGCGCGGCTCGACGGCGCCGTCGTCGCTTACGATCTGCCGTCGAATTACATCGGCCAGACGCTCTACTTCAAGTTTCAAAGCTTCAACGTGTTCGGCGCTGGCGTGCAGAGCTTGTCGACTTGCGCGGTCTATACCTACGTGCCTGCCGGCGCGGGAGTCGCCGATCCGATCGCCGCGCAGCTCGCGGGCGGAATGCCGCTCGATCTCGGCTTTGTCAATCTCACTCCGGCCCTCGCGGACGATTTCGGGACGGTCGGCCCCAGCGTCGTTCTCGGCGCGCTCGATCTTGGAACAGCCTGATGACGGAACAGCTTCAGCTTAGACGCGGAACCGCGACGCAAGTCGGCGCCTTCACCGGCGCGCAAGGCGAGGTCGTGGTCGACACGACGAACAATCGCGCCGTGGTGAACGACGGCTCGACCGCGGGCGGCTGGCCCGCGGCCAAGCTCAGCGAGGTCGTCACCAACACGCGAACGGCGGTGTCGGACGCAGCGTATTCGGCGCTCGCTGCCGACCGGCTGATCGCGTACACTGCGCTGACCGGCCCGCGCGTCGTCACGCTGCCGGCGGCGTCGGCCTACCCGACAGGGACGGCGCTGACGATCGTCGACGAGACCGGCAATTGTTCGTCGAGTAAAACGATCACGGTCGATCGCGCCGGCGCCGACACGATCGATGGGGCGACGAGCTTCGTCATCAACGCCGCCTACGCCGGCCTTGAGCTCGAAAGCAACGGGTCGGGCGCCTGGACGATTCTGTCTCCGAAGCCCAACGTCATCGCCTCGCTGGTCGGCGTCGGCACGGCGCCGGACCCGAACAATCCGCTGTCGGTTTATGGACCGAGCGCTCTGTTCAACGGCGCGACGAACATGAATGTGACTGTCAACAAGGCCGCCAGTGCGGACACGGCGTCGCTCATCTTCGAGGATGGGTTCTCCGGCCGCGCCCAGCTGGGCCTCAACGGCAGCGACAATTTCAGCTTCAAGGTGTCGCCGAACGGATCGAGCTGGACCACCGCCATCGCCCTCGACGCGACGACCGGCGTCGCGACCTTCGCCAACCAGCGCACCGCCGTCTCCGACGCGGCCTATTCGGCTTTGGTCACCGACCGGTTGATCGCCTACACCGCGCTCACGGCGGCGCGCATCGTCACCCTGCCGGCGGCGAGCGCGTTTCCCGCGGGCCAATCGCTCACCATCGCCGATGAAAGCGGGTCTTGCTCGGCGACCGATACGATCACTGTCGCCGCGGCGGGAAGCGACACGATCAGCGGCGGTTCATCGAGCGTCCTCAACCAGGCCTATGCCTTCGTCGCGCTGGAGAGCAACGGCGCCGGCAAGTGGACGATCGTCGCGGCATCGACGGCCTCGTCGTCCGTCGCGGCTTTCACCAGCGGAACGATCAATGGCGCGAGTATCGGCGCGTCGAATCCTTCGACCGGCGCCTTCACCACGCTCTCGCTCGCGCGACACGCCGTCGCCGACGCCGCCTATACCGTCGCCGCCGGAATCTCGACCGTCGCCTACACCGCGCTGACCGCGGCGCGCGTCGTCACCCTGCCTGCGGCGAGCTCCTTCGCCGCCGGCCAGCAATTGCTCGTCGTCGACGAGAGCGGCGCCTGCTCGGCGACCAACACCCTGACCGCGACCCGCGCCGGCTCGGATGCGATCAACGGCGCGACGACGGCGGTCCTCTCCACCGCCTACGCCTATCTCGCTCTGGAGAGCAACGGCTCCAACGCCTGGACGATCGTCGACCAATCGACGCTGAGCATGGCGCAGCAGGCCGCCAGCGCCGTCGCGATCAGCGGCGGCGCAATCAACGGAACGACGATTGGCGCGACGACGCCGGCCGCAGTGACCGCGACGACGCTCTCGCTCGCGCGACACGCCGTCGCCGACGCCGCCTATACCGTCGCCGCCGGAATCTCGACCGTCGCCTACACCGCGCTGACCGCGGCGCGCGTCGTCACCCTGCCTGCGGCGAGCTCCTTCGCCGCCGGCCAGCAATTGCTCGTCGTCGACGAGAGCGGCGCCTGCTCGGCGACCAACACCCTGACCGCGACCCGCGCCGGCTCGGATGCGATCAACGGCGCGACGACGGCGGTCCTCTCCACCGCCTACGCCTATCTCGCTCTGGAGAGCAACGGCTCCAACGCCTGGACGATCGTCGACCAATCGACGCTGAGCATGGCGCAGCAGGCCGCCAGCGCCGTCGCGATCAGCGGCGGCGCAATCAACGGAACGACGATTGGCGCGACGACGCCGGCCGCAGTGACCGCGACGACGCTCTCGCTCGCGCGACACGCCGTCGCCGACGCCGCCTATACCGTCGCCGCCGGGGTTTCGACCGTCGCCTATACGTCGATCACGGCGGCGCGCATCGTCGCCCTTCCGGCGGCAAGCTCCTTCGCCGCCGGCCAGCAAGTGCTGATCGTCGACGAATCGGGGGCGTGTTCCGCGACCAAGACGATCACCGCCAGCCGCGCCGGCTCGGACGCGATCAACGGCGCGACCAGCGCCGTCATCGCCAGCGCCTACGGCTATCTCTGCCTGGAGAGCAACGGCTCGAACGCCTGGACCGTCGTCGACCAGAACCAGGTCGCCATGATCGGCGACAGCGGCTCGGGCGGCGCGGCGGGCTACGTTCCCGCGCCGCCGTCCGGCTCGGCCGCCTATAACGAAGTGCTCGGCGCCGGCGGCTCCTGGGTCGGTCCAATGGCCGGTTTCCGCAATCGCATCATCAACGGCGCGATGGCGATCGACCAGCGCGGCGTTTCGTCGAGCGCGGCGAGCGTCACCGGCTATATCTCGGGAACCACGCTGACGGTGACCGCCGTCACGTCGGGCGTTCTTGTCACTGGCCAGGCGCTGAGCGCGACCGGCATGACGGCGGGGACGTACATCACCGCCCTCGGGACGGGGACGGGCGGGACCGGAACCTACACGGTCAACAATTCGCAGACGCTGTTCTCGTCGGGCTCGCCGGGCGCGATCGCCGGCGCTGGTCAGCAAATCGTCGCCGCCGCCGCGCTCGCCTATACGATCGACCGGTTCTACGCCTATTGCACCGGCGCCAACATCTATGGGCAGAAAATCGGCGGCTCGGCCCCCGATCAATATCTCTATCGATTCACCGGCGCGGCCTCGGTCACCGCGATCGGCTTCGCCCAGCGCATCGAGACGGCGAACAGCTTCGACCTCGCGGGGACGACGGCGACTCTGAGCGTCAAGCTCGCTAATTCGCTGCTCACCACCGTCACCTGGACCGCCTATTACGCCACGACGGCGGATGCGTTCGGCACGCTGGCGAGCCCGACCAAGACGCAGATCGCGACGGGAGCATTCACGGTCAATTCGACCCCCGCCAGCTACAACGCGCAGATCGCGATTCCCTCGGCGGCGACGACGGGGATCGAGATCGTTCTCAGCGTCGGCGCGCAGACCAGCGGGACGTGGACGATCGGCGAGGTTCAACTCGAGCCGGGGCAAATCGCGACGCCGTTCGAGAGAAGGCCGATCGTGATCGAGACGATCCAATGCTATCGGTACTTCCAGTCTTTCGTCTATGCGACCGCGGGCGTGCTCGACGTCGGCGGCTACCAAGCCGCCGGCGGCGGACTCGACGCCTATATCACGATCGCCCCAATGCGCGCGACGCCGACAGGGGCCTTCGTCGGAACATGGACGTATACCAACGGAAGCGGCGGCGGCATCACGACCGCCATCAACCTGTTCCTGCTGTGGTTCGCGGTGACGGCGGCGGGGAGCGGCTATTTCGAGAACCCAGTCAACGGCGGCGTTACATTGAGCGCGGAGCTTTGACATGACTTACACCTTGCAGAATCCGCCGCTGACCGGCGTCATCCGCGACGCCGACGGCGCGTTCATCCCCAGCGATCCCGCCAACACCGACTGGCAGGCCTATCAGGCCTGGCTCGCCGCCGGCAACCCGCCGACGCCCGCGCCAGCTCCGCCGGCGCCGATCCCGTCTTGCGCGCTCTGGCAGCTCCAGGCCGTCATGACGACGGCGCAATGGGCCTCGGTGACATCGGCCGTCGCCGCGTTGAACAATCCCGCCGTGAGCGCGTTTTTCGCCCACGGCACGAACATCATCCCGGCGAACTCGACGACGCTGCTTTCGCTTGGCGCAACGCTCGGCATGAGCGCCGATCAGGTGAACGCGCTGGTCGCCGCGGCAAGCGCCGTTTCCATTCCCTGATCCTCGAAAGGACCGCCATGCCCGACCCTCGCCTGAAGCGGGGCGCGTTTCTGCGCCTCGGATTCGTCGTCGCGATCGGCCCCGCGCTGTTCGCGCCGTGCCGTGCTCACGCCGACGAGGCGTCGCAATTCCCCTGCGGCGCGATCGAGAGGGCCAAAGAGATGGTCCATGCGATGGGCGGCGGCGACTTCGTCGCCCTGACCAACGATCAGTTTCAGTTCGTGCGCGGCCTGTTCGTCATGGCCCCGGACACGCCCGCGTCGCTGCCGCCCGGCGATCATGCCGAAATGTCGCTGCGTCCCGACGGCTCGGCCTCGATCATCTTTGTCGACGGCGACCGGGCCTGCGCGCCGATCAAGCTCGGTCCAGAAGCGATCCGGATCGTCATGCAGGTCGGCGCCGGCGATCTCGTCCACGCGGGGCGCGGGCTTTGACGGGCCTGCGCGGCCACAGGGCGTTCGGAAGAACGCCCGTCTTTCGACGGGCTATGCTGGCCGGCGTCGCGGCTTTTGCGGCGCTTTGCCTCGGCTCATCGACCGAGGCGAGCGCGCGCGGCTGGCGAGAGCCGGCGAGGGGAGAATTCGTCGCGCCGGCCTCTCGCGGCTCCGACGTGCTCGCCGAGGCGGCGCGCTGGCTCGGCTCGGGCAACATGACGGGCACGATCGGGCCGTGGTGCGCCGACGCGGTTTCGTTCTGGCTGCGCCGCACCGGCCATCGGCCGCTCGCCAACAGGCTCGCCGCCTCGGCGCTCGGCTACGGCCCGCATCTCGCCGCCCCGCGCATCGGCGCGCTCGCGGTGATGCGCACGCGGCGCGGGCCTTACGGTCACGTCGGGCTGGTCGAAGGCGTCGAGCCGGATGGTTCGATCGACCTGTTGAGCGGGAATTGGGGCCACAGGGTGGCGCGCTCGCTGGCGCCGCGGTGGACGATCGTGGCGTTCGTGGAGGCGCCATGATCGCCGCGGCGCGTCGTTTGTCGAGATCGTTGACGGAGGGATTCGCCATGTCGCTCGCATTGGGAATCGCCGTCTGCGTCGGCGCGCTCGCGGCTGTCGTCTACATCGGCGTCGCGTCGGCGATCGGCGCCTGGGATCGCCTGCGCGGGCGCCGCCCGTGACCCGGCGTTTCGAATGGCCCGTCGAGCTTTCTCCGCTTGCGCTGCGCGACGCCGCGATCGAGGCGCAGATCATCGCCTTCGCCGTCTGGGCCCTCTGGCTCGCCGCCTGGGGCCTCGCGTGAGCGCGCACTGGCCCGACGTCGCGCTGGCGCTCGCCGTCGGCTGGCTCATTTTTCAAGTCATGAAGAGGATGTGAGATGACGCTTCAGCTTCCGACCCTGTCGTGGACCAAGTCGCCCAACTATTCCTCGCGCGGCGGCGCGCGCGTGCGCCTCATCGTCGCGCACGATTGCGAGGGAAGCTTCGACGGCTCGGTCTCGTGGTTCGCAATGGCCAGGTCGCAGGTCTCGGCGCACATCGTCATGAGCAGCGATGGCGCGCGCGCGGTGCAGATGGTCGCTTGGGCGAACAAGGCGTGGCACGTCTGCGACTTCAACTCCGTCGCAGAGGGAATCGAAATGGCGGGATACGCCGCCAAAGGCTTCGACGCGCCGGAATGGGCCGCGGCGGCGGCGATCCTCGCCTTCCGGCTCAAGGCCAACAGCCTGCCGCCGGTCTGGGCGAAGGGCGGCCAGGGCGCCGGCTTCTGCTCGCATCATGATCTCGGCCAGGCGGGCGGCGGCCACGATGATCCGACGACGGACGCGCAGGTCTGGGCGGCGTTCGTCGAGCGCGTGCAGGACGCCTATGCGCAGCCCATGCCCGCCTCGTGGGTGGCCGGCGGGGCGATCGCCGCGCCGGCCGCGCCTGCGGGATGGAAGCCGAGCGGCGCGATCCGCCATGATTTTTCCGCCGGCTCGCTCGAATGGGTCCAGGCCGCGCTCAACGCGCTCGACATCCCGACCGATCCGCTCACCGTCGACGGCATCGAGGGCGACAAGACGCGCGCTGCGATCGAGGCGTTCCAGGCCAGGGCGAAGATCGGCGTCGACGGCGACGTCGGGACTGAGACCGTCGCTGCGATCCAGAAGGCGCTCGCCGCTTAA